CACCAGTTCGGTACTGAAGCCGACCAGTTCGTTACCAGTCAGGCCTGCTGCTTTACCGAATACGCCGAAGTTACCTGCTGCTTCTAAAGCGGCAGCGCTATTGATGCCGAAGGCTTCGGTAGTTGTCTTAGACCAGGCTTCGATCTGTGCTGCAGCTTCGTCGCCGAAGACTTCTCCGACCTTCGACGTTAATTCCTCGAGATCAGAAGCAGCATTAATGGCTCGAAGCGCGAACTGGCCGAGAGCCGCTCCAGCGCCGGCCGCGAAACCCGCTATCGCTACCTTCGCCGCTCCGCTGAGAGACTTAAAGGCTCCCATCGACTTTTGAGTCTCTTTGCCACTCGTATCGAGAGCTTTAAGATCCGCGATCGCACGCTTAATATCTTTGTTCTCGTAATTGCCAGTGATATCGACGGAAATGCCGCCATAAGCCTTAGCCACGAAGACTCCTTATCGATTCACTTTACGGATAGCCGCTTCGACTACGCGGCCGATCTCATCGCGTGCTTCTTCCACGTTATTAGTCCACGCCGGACCGAGAGCGCGAGGCCAAGTGCCGTCACCACGCGCTCCGATGCTGCCGCCGCGTTTCCGGTTTATATTCGTGTTAAAGAATTCACCGGATTTATCGCGGGAGCCAGCGAGCAGATAAATCGCGCCGGCCGCATCTTTGTTATACACCTGGCCGCGGATCTCACGGAAGCCGGAACGCCGCCTGGAACGGAACCTAGAACGTACTCCTGCTTTCGCTCGAGCAGGATCGAATGATAGATCTCGGCCGCCTTTAGCGGTGATCCACGTTCCCCAATTCCTTAGCGCGTTATCGCTTGGATAGTTGGCTCGGCCTTCGCTCACGATACCTTCGGTAGCGGATTTCGTGCCTTTCTGGATTTCCTTCCAGATATCCTTATCGAACCGGAAGATCTGCTCAATCTTCCGAGCAGCACCTTCTACGCGCACATCGTAACCAGCCGGCATTATTTCCTGCTCGCTTTCCGCTGCTCCACTGATCTCCAGCGGAGATACCGATTCATCGTGATCAGCATCCGTGGAGACTCATTCGCTAGAGCGCTTGGCAATACTCCCCATTCGTAAGCCAGGTGAACTAGGAACCAGTGCGCGGATTGCTCTCCAAAGGGACAGGCGCGTCATCCGTTTCACGGAAGAATACCGTGGAAACTGTTTCGCTCCACGGTTCGAATTCTAACGTGGTTTCATTTCGGCGCTTTAAATTAAACCAGCACAGATACAGGATCCACTCCAGGCGAGTCTGATCGCCGATGCTCACGAATGAGCGATCATATTTCCGTTCGAACTCGATCAGATCGGGAGCGGTCGCGTCGATATCCGCTCCCGACCCGTCGAGGTAATCAACATGCAGCGCTAAACGCATCATGGCAGGTAATCCTTTCTAGGAATGAGCGTTATGCAGTGGCGCGGGTAACCGGTCCGCTGATCGGGAACGACAAGGAAATTGTCGCGAGATCGCCGACGGCTGAATCAATTGGATTTGCCTGCTGCACAAGCACATCGAACTGGTATTCAGCATTCGATGAGCTGATGGCGGCTGTTCCGCCAGGACGGACCTTAACGGCAGCAGTGCCACCGAGGTTCGACCAAACCAGCTCATCGATCGCGCCGCTTGCCATATCTTGATGGAATTCGAAATCGACGGAGCCGGACTTCAGGCCGCCGATACGCGTGCGCCAGCCACCCGAAACGCCGAACGCTGTGGTTTCCACATCGTCTGCTTCCAGATTGATCGTAACGCTCGCACAAGAGCTTGTAACCGTAGATCCAGCGAAGACGATCACCGGATCAGTAACCACGAACTTTGCCACTGTTTTTCTCCTTAGGCGTACACGGTGACTACGAAGTCAGTCGCCAGATAGGTTGCTTCACTTACTACCACTTCACGAAGGTTCGTGCCTGTGGTCACTCGGAGATCGTTTGCTTCGCCTCCGAGAGATCTATCAGATTCGATAGCGGCCTTCACGCTGGAGGCTCCACTACCGCTCATAAATGCATCTAAGTTCTGTTCCGCGCCGCGGGTATTCACGCGACCTACTACGACGATAACGCGGAAAGTGTATTCATCGAGGCCGCGGCCCATCGAAGTATCGTAATTAACGTTATCGAACGTCACTACCGCGATCGGCGGCTTCGGATCCTCAGGGATCAGCGCTGCCGTTCGAAGGCCACTGATGCTGCTGAGATTCGTCGCGATCGCCTGTCGCATGGTGGTTATGGATGCCATCAGGCCACGCCTGGATTCGTCTTACGGTACGGCTGCAGAAGCATCTGCATATCCGGATCGAACTTACCCACGCGGACAGCGCCGAGATCGTTCCAGCCGCCGATGCCTAGCGGCGAGTCGTAGCGCTTAAACTGGCGAAGGCTCATGATGATCGTGGCCTGCTTCACCTGTACGGGAACGGCAGTGCCGAAGCCGAATACGCCTGTGATCTTCACGCCTGTCTCGCCGAGGCTGTCATACGGGAAGACATAATCTCCCACAGCGCGGATCCGCGTGACAGGGAACGAAAGGCCGCTGGCGCTCCGATTCAGTGGCTCCAGTTGATAATCCGAAGGTGTCCAGGTTTCGGAGTATTCACCATCGAGCGCCGGAGCGGTTTCCAGTGTGATCGCTGTGCCGGCGATATCGTCCGTGAGAACTACGTACTGGCTGTGAGCGGCGAAGTAGCGCGTTTCTGTGCCGTTTGTGAAGAAGCGGCGCTCACAGTATCCGTCGATCATGCGCGAGACTGATTCGATGCTGATTTCCAGAAGTGAATCATCTACGGTATCTGTGATCCTGGCTGCTGCCTTCACTTCCTGCAGCGTGGCATAGCCGTTCGTAATAGCCATTTAGGCCATCCTTCCGCGATGAATCATGAAGCAGTTAATTTCTGTCACCATAAGTAGTTAATTTCTGCGACCATTCCAGGATCCGCGATCTGGTCGGTTCAGTTGGGGGAACAATTTGTCGGCTGTGATTTGTGTAATCGAAATCGACTCGAGCGCTAGTGGTGAAGGTTGCTCCTAGTGCCGCGAAACCTACCCATAAAGCCCAATCTTCGAAAGGAGCCATATCAGGATTAAATGGCTGCTGCAGCCACAGTTCTCGTCTAAATGCTGATCCACAAGGAATCAGGTTTTCCGAAACGTTCAGTATTTTTTCGGCGGTAACTGCCTGTGGAATCCAATAATGTCCGGCGCCGTATTGCATTCCCATCGCTCGAACATCCTGATTCACAAATTTCAGGCCATCGAGTGCATGCGGTCGATAGCGATCATCTATACCGATCCAGACTATCCAGTCTGTTTCGCATTCCTGAATGGCTCTATTTAGATAGGAGCCTAACCCGAATGGCTCTTCTGCTTTTACCACTCGATAATTAGGAAGTTTGTCATCCACCGCTTTAATTACTTCGAAGGGTGATGTAGCGGCTATGACAATTTCATCCGGAGGAGTGTGCAGTCCGCGAATGCCGGCTGACCACTGATCTAAGAAATCTAAATATGTATGACAGGCGGCTACGATGCCGATCGTCGGTAGCGGTTCAGCTTCTTCAGGCATGTAGGCCGAAGCGTTACCGGCCGTGAAGCAATCGATAACAGTCATAGCCAGTTCCAGAACTTCGGAGCCTGAGCGGCCATCACTTCAGCGAAATCACCAGGATCACGCCGACCGGCTCGGCTATTAGTGTGGATCCGGCAGCCAGCGGCTTCCGCTTCGATCAGTGTTCGTGGACAGGAATCGAAAGCCTGAGGCAAGAATACGAACCACTCATGGAAAGCCATCTGGCGCAGAACTTCTTCACGGGAAACGCCGCTCAATTCTGTCAGACTTAAACCCTGCTCCCTGCACCAGCGGCGAGCAGCCAGTAAACCCTTCTGAGGATGATTCCTGGCGGCCCATAAGGCCGCCGGCTGCTTCTCGGCTTCAGGGATCCCATCGGTTTCGATGTGGCCGTGACACCATTCAGATATCACTCCGGACCAGGCCTGCTCCACTAGCGAATGAGCCTGGCTCATGGTCACGAACGGTTTCGCTCGAGCGAACAGTTCCGCTCGCGCCTTACTCGGCTGCTGCTCATGATGAACCCACACGATCGGAGACTCATCAGCCAGACGAAGCATCGCATCATCAGACAGAAGATCAGTTCCAGTGATGATGATTCGGTCGGTCTCTAACGCTTGTTCCCACCGATCGGGAGGGATAACGTCGATATCGATAGTGCTGGGAGCCTGATTCATCATAGCGGCATCAGTCATTTCTGCGCCACCTACCCCACCAGGGAGCAGCCACGACTCATCGACATAACGCGCCACATGATGAGTCACCCACGCGACCTTCACGGCAAATCCTCGAGCAGTGGCCGCCACAGATCCGCGTAAACCTTATCCGCATCGTAGTTATCCACGATGAACTGCCGAGCCTGGCCGCTTCGTTCGCCGCGCCGTTCGTAGGCTGCTTCTAGAGCGTTCAGGATCTCGGAAACTAGAGGCATCTGGAACCAGGCCTGCTGACTGGCATCCCATATCGGCTGACCATTCACGATCCAGCCATCCCCGACCAGTTCAGGCTGAGCGGAGAAGTTATTCACGATCACAGGTGTTCCGCACGATTGCGCCTCGATGACAGTGATTCCGAAGCCTTCTCCGAGAGTCGGAGCGAGCAGAACATCCAGGCCGGTATAAATCGCGGCCATAGCATGATCAGGGATACCGATCCGATTCTGATACTGATTAACGAAGAAGA